GTTTAGCGTAACACTCAACTAAACTTTGCACCAAAAGCTTGTCTTGATAGAGCGTTATGCATCACGCTCAATAAAAGTTCGACTGAATACCACATAAATCTCTTTAGAGGTGGTGGTGGCCATACGTCCCGAAAAATTTTTATTTCACGAGCAGTTGCCTCGTTTGCTAACTTGAAGGATCCAGAAGAACCTATGTAATTGTTTTATATAGATACTTTTAAGATCCTTTTTAAGCTTTCATCATCACAGGGGCATTAAACGACGATAGTGAAACTCCATGCCCCCACAATCTAAACCAATATGTCTTCTTGTTAGGTAACATCTCTCATTTAAACTTCTCAAATTCGAACTTGCCCAACTTGGTGACAAATCGCATCGTTTAGAAATAAGTTGCGCTGTAACTTCTTCACCCTGCTCTATCGAATCCAAGACGCGTAATTGTGTCTTGCTCAGCTTCAACCATTTCACTTGGTGAGGATCACGTTGCGCCTCGGCCACTAAATTGTGATTCAGGTCACCTTTTACCCCAAATTTACCCATAGTAATACTGTCCGCAGCGATTATATTTTGAGTGGAGGTTAATCACTGATTTCATTTGCGTTTATTAAGAGGAACGTTTTTTGAAAATCAGGTATAAAACAGGTTCGCCAGCAATTTTTTAACCACAAATGATAGGCTTTGAGTGCTTCTGATTTCTGCAGCTCTATATGCGTGTGGATATACGTTTGATCCATTTTGTTTTTGGCATGATTCAGTAGAGTCTCTGCAACCAGATAATCAATGCCTATATCGGCCCACACGGTGCGTGCTAACTTTCTTAAATCGTGTGCGGTCCAGTGGCCATGCGCGATGGCTCTGATCATCTGATTGGCCACCGTGCTTGAGATTGGGCTTCGATCTCGCGGTGAGGCGGGAAAGAGATGGTTGCCTTTATAATGATGCGCCAATTGCCAGGCTTTGTAGGCCTTAAGCAAACACACCCATTCATCGGTTAATGGATAGACGATCTCTTTTCTGGTCTTGGTGTCCCGCATCGGAATTTTCCACTGCTTGGTGATAAAACAAATGTTGCACCATTTTGATTTGCGCGTTTCCCCAATGCGTGTGCCATGGCTGAGCATCATCAAACATAACATGCGCGTTAAAGGCTCAGCTTGCCCAAACTGCACCAATAACTCTGCTGTCTGCCCAACCAGCAAACTGCATCCCTTTGGCTGGATTCTGGCTTTGACAAAGTCAGTGAAGATCATGTCATTGAGCGGATTATGGCCGATTTTGTTGATTTTTCTTGCCCGGTTGAAGGCCACCTTTAACACCTGAAATATCGAGCGAATATAACTGATGGAATACTGCTGTTCGCGTAACGGCTTCATCAATTGCTGTTCAATTTCACGGTGGGACAGGCCCGCTATCTTTACACCATGCAGACGAGAAATCAGGTGGGCATCCACCATGGGCTTAAGCGAATTCAGTCGATCTCTCGATAAGTGTCGATTTCGCGTCTCCATATCTAAATACCAAATCAGCAGCTCATCGACGGTGGTAAATTCATTCGCGCGTGTTGTGATCCCCACTGAGCGCTGCTTGGCGATGTGCTCAACCACCTCGGGGACGTCTTTCGCGCTTAAGTTGGGGTATTTGCCAAACACATGGGCGCTTTGCTTGCCATCTTTGTACTCATAAAAGACCCAAGAGCCTTGCACTCGGTTTTTCTTATAGCGAAAGTACACCGAATATCGGTCATCTTTCAGCTGTCTGACATGAAGGCGTCTGGCATATCGCTTGATCTGCGCCTCTGAGATCTTACAACGCACGGTCGCAGGCAGATGCACGGCAGCATTTGACGTTAACATCCTACTCTCCTGTTAACGTAGCGGTAATGTTCATTCTTCTTGGCTGTAGCCCTTGGCCTGAGAATGACACGCTATCAATGGAACACGTCCCTTGAAAGGCTTTGGGGAAGGTGCTGTCTAGGATCAAGAGCCCTTCGGCAAAGGCAGCAGGGTTTGGCGGCGCGTCGATAGTGAGCTTTCGTCCCTCTCGCTGCATTTTTCTCAGTTCACTCGCGCAGGCTTGCTCGGCTTCTTGTTGACTGTTTTTGTCTTTGCCGATCACTTTAAATGGCGCCTTGCCCTTTTTCACTTCCTGACGCGTGCCATTCTCGGTCGAAAGATAAAACGCCTTCACACCGGTCACCTCGGTTCGGCCATCGAGATCAATGCTGACATTAATGACGTTCGGTCGCTGGGGTTGGTTATCGTCAGGTTGTGACAACGTCACCGTTTCAATCGCTTTACCACTGGCACTTCTCGCTTCCCCTTTGGGCGCAAAAATAAAACGGCCATCGACGGGTTTGGCAACCGCATCATAGTGCTTGGCCAATCGGTGCAAAAACGCCGGGGTGCTTTCATCGGTGCGATCAAGATGTGCGATTTCAATTTTTTGTAATCTCGGATGGACAAAAGCTTGAAAGCCATGTGGGGTGACCGTATCGGCGACGACTTGCGCTAAGGTGGTCTTGTCCCAGCTCATCGATTGACGCTCTCGATAACCGGTTTGGTCTTTAATGTGGAACGGGGCAACAGAGAGCACCAACGTCACTTCTCGGGGGTGTAAGCAAATGGAGCGTTTCGATATTTGAAACTCATCGCGCAGCACCTCCCCTAAATAGACCGAGTACTTTTCTCCTTTCGGGGGAATGCCGTCGATATCATCCGAGTTAATGGTTAATGTCAGGCTATCCCCCTCGATGCCGTTGCCATCAGAGAGGCGCCAAGATTTAAGGCGAGCCAATATCCATTCGCTGTGTTTACCAATAAGTTTGAGCATCAGTCCCAAGACCTCGTTACAGATTGAGTGGGTTCGACCGTGAGTAACTCAGGCAGTTGAACCTCGGTATCGGCCGTGAAGATATCCCCACGGACATGTGGATTCAGGCGATAAAACTCGACCTCTAATGGGTCGCTGTCTTGCCTGGCGTGTTTAAACAACAAATCAGTGATTAATTCCCCTTTACGGGCCCATACTTTCATTCTCGAAACTCCAACAATTGCAACGACACCTCGGTGACCATGGCGCGGCCATCATGGATGAGCTCACTGCGCCCTTCTTTGATCTGCTTGATGGTCCAGCGGCCAAGGTTAAACCCTTGACCATCACTGACTTGTTGCGGCTCATCAATCAAAGCACGGATCGCATCCACCGATTGCGCTGCGCTGTATTGAAGCCATTTGGCACGGATGTCTATCGTTTCCAGTGGTCGGCCCGTTCGCTCTGAACGGGCGTTATCAATCAGGCCCACTTCAGAATAAGCGCCGGCCGTGGTTCTATCAAACTGGGTGATGGGCGTTTTATCGCCCACCGAAAACACACACTCTCCAATCACTAAATGATGCATGGTTAACCTCTATCAATGGCCGATACCTGAATGGATTCGTCGATGGTCAGCCCCGTGAGCGAGTGATATTGAGCCTTGAGTTGTTGATCAATTTGAGCGCTGACCTGGGCCGCAATGGCCTGCTCGTCCATACCCGGCGCCGCTTGGATCGCGACATGAGTTTCAAAGTTGACATTGGAGGGCTGTCGAACGGCGGAACCGGCTTTTTCTTTTTCTACGACTTTTTCAGACACCGCTTGTGAGGCCATCAGCTTATCGCTGGGTGTATCAAGCTTATCGCCAAACCAGCCCCCTAAAAACTCACCACCCAAATCCCCTAATAGCGACCCAGCGAGGCCACCTATCACGGTACCGACGCCAGGGAAAATCATGGTACCAATCGTTGCCCCGATCCCGGCGCCTCCCATGCTGCCAAGCAGGCCGCCACTTTCGACTAAAGCCGTTTTGGTATCGCCTTCGGACACCGCCGTAGCAATGTTGCCGGCACTGATGGCCATATCCAATGGTCTAAGTAACTTGCCCACCCCCGTTTTCCCAACGCCTTGGGCCAGATCGCCTGCCAACCCGATGCCGTCTTGGGCCATCGCCACCGCTGGCGTCATGGCTAAGGCGCCGCCTCCCAAAGCCAGCGGTAATGCCCCTCTGTTCGCGGTCATCATGGTGCTGGCCATCGAGTAAGCGCGCCCTAATGGGTTACGTGATCGCGGCCGGTTTGAAGATCTCTGAGAGGGTGAGCGCCTGTTCGCCCCCATACCGCCACGACCGGAGCCCATGCGCATCAGGGTGTGATTCAATCGACTCAATTGCTTGGTGGCAAAGGCCGCAGCCCGGCCACTTTGCTGCGTTTCTTGGTTTAATCCTTTGCGAAATAAGCGCCCTTTATCCAGGGTATTGCCAAAGATAAGCGAGGCGGCTTTTCCTGCTAACAGCGCACCTTTAAAGGCCAGTAAGCCGGCAATGCCGATCCCGACGGCAGCGGTCACGCCCTGATTGGCTTCGGCAAAATCGGCCAAGAGGTTGATGCCATCACCTAGTGGCTCCAGCACCCAATTGAGCGCCGGCAAAAGTGCGGTCCCAATGATCACGCTGAGCCGATTCACCTTGTTGATGAACTGAGCAATGCCGTTTTCACTGGTGTTGATCCGCGCCTGATATTCGTCTTGTAATGACTGAATATGCAAGTCTTGCCCTTGGCTTGCTAACATAAGGGTTTGACGAAAAAGCCCGGTGTTCGCGGCCAGCGACGCCACCGCGCCTTTCGCCTCTTCACCAAAGATTTTCGTGATCAAGGCACTTTGCTCTTCCAATGGCGCGTCTTTGATGGCTTCAAGCACCTGCAATAAGGTGCCTGACGCATCGCTTTGCATTGAGGCAGCAAGCTGAGTGGGATCGAAACCTACGCTAGAGAGCGCGTTTTGCTGCGCTTTGGTCGCAGCGTCGCCGAGGGTCAGGCGGCCGGAGATGTTCTTTAATGCGGTCGCTGAGCGTTCTTCGCCCATCCCCGCAGAGAGCATTGAGGCCGACAGCGCCGCGGCTTCATTGGCGGAGAACCCTGCCATCTTGGCCGACGCCCCTTGCCTTGCCATTACGCCGGCAATGTCTTTCGCTTTGGCATTCGAGTGATTCGATAGATGGTTAGCCAGCCCCGCCAAGCCCATGGCCCCCTTTTGATCTAAGCCTAATGCGGCTTTAAAGACCGCGAGGGTCTCACCCGCTTGACTCGCTTCCATATCGAACGCGACCCCCATTTGCGCGGCGTCGAGCACGTACTGTTTTAATTGCGTTGGGTCTTTGATGCCGCTTTGGCCACCGGCGGCTAACATCGCGTTGATGTCATTGGCGCTCATCGGGGTTTGCGTCGAGGTTTTTAACGACCAGCTGCGCATCGCTTCGGCTTCTTCAGGGGTCATATCGACCACTTTTTTTACATCCGCGAAGGCACTTTCGTTCTTAACGGCCGACCACACCGTGGCCGCAATGGGGGCTGCAGCCATGGTCAGCGAGGTGGCTTGCCCACCCATCTCACTCAATGTTGCATTACGTCTGTCGATGCGAGATTGGATCGATTGGCGCTCTTTCAAGTGCCGAGTTTGCTTGGCAAGCGCTGCGGTGGCTTTTTCTGCCTGCGCTTCGAGCCTTTTTTGCTCATCACTCAAGCGGCCAGTATGGATCCCCGACTCTTTTAAGGCCGCGCCTAACCGTTTGAGTTTGTCTCGCTGCTGGTGTTGGCGCTCTGTGAGCTGAGTGACTCGTTTGGTGGCCGCTTTGTAGGCCGCATTCAAGTCTTGGGTTTTTACCTTACCGTGGTGGATCTCATCGTTTAACGCCTCTAACCGCTGTTGCGCCTCCAATAGCTGGCGCTTGAGATCCTTCGCCCCTTCGCCTGAGGCCTTTTTCATTTGCGCGTTGAGCTGGTTTATCTGCGCTTGTGTCTTGCTGTATTCACCGCGAAGACTCGACGTTCGCTGTTTGTTATCGGCCAGCGCTTGGCCAAGGCGACTCAGCTTGTCTTTGGCCTCATCCAGCTGGCCTGCCAACTTTGCCGCCCGCTTGCTTGCCGACTCAAATCCGTTGAGCTGCTTGAGTTTGCCATTGAGTGAAATCACTTCACCACGTTGGCTTTCCAATGCCGCGGTTAAGCGCTCTGTCGCCGTGGTCGTGGAGGTTATCGCCTCAAGACCCTTTACCGCAGTATTAAGGATGAGGTTAATTTTTTCGGACATTAGTTCACCCCAAGTTTGGCCAGAATAAGCTCATAACGGCGCACCGCCACATCTTGTGGCCATCGCCTCAGCTCAGATTCAGAGGTATTACGGTGCATCGGGATGAGGTCAATCAGGCTTTCGACGTCATCGGGCGAAAGTACGCCGCCGATTGTTGAAAAAAAGCGCCCACCTGCGGTTTGAGCGCCAGGTAATCATTAATGGACAGAAAGTGAAGATCACTAGGCTGCAAACCGGTGATGACCTCAAACATGAAATCTTCACGCGCTTGCGCTTCGTTGATGTCGGCCAACGCTTCAGAGTGCGCCACTTTCGGTATCGCAAACGTCACTTTATGGATGGTTTCACCGACCTCATTGTCGAAAGGATACAGCAAGGTAAACTCGGCTGAGGCCCCATTCAGCGGTGCGCCCTGCAAGGCATCGGAAGGTTGGAGGATCATATCGCAGATATCGTCATAGAGCTGATTAAAATCGGGGACCGATAAGGTATCAAACTCTGTTTTGCTCACATCACTGCACGCCAAGATCAGCGCTTTGCGTTGCTCGAATAACTGTTTGGCGGTCAGTTCATCTTCGGTTTCGATGTGTGGCAGCTGACGAAATTGGGCAACAGGAAGGGTGTTCAATACCACGTTCTCACGGCAAAAGAACGTCAGTTTACTTTGATTTTTCATGCGTTTTTCCATAAAAAAGCCACCCGAGTGGATGGCTTTGGCTTGAATGCATCGTGGTTAATAGGGATTACGGAGCAATTTGCTCAGCTTACGCTCTTGAAAGTCCGCGAGCTGGATCGCGCCCTCAATCGCTGCGTATTGTTCCGTTTTTCGATTTTCGCCTTCCAGCGCAAGAGAGAGTATGGAAGAAATGCTGCGAAGTGAGACCAGGGCGTGCTCAAGAGATTCCGCGTCGATGGGGTCAGTGTCACTCATGCGGCCACCCGATCCTTGCTCAGCTTTAGGTGGGTGTAGGCACTGTCCCAGCTCTTCTTCATCGGTAACTTACCCTGCAAATACAGCTCATATAATTTGATGGCGCCTTTTTGCAGTAAAATGGGCGTGGCCGTGACAAACGAGTCGTAACCATGCATTGAGATCAGGTTCTCTTTTTCGGTCATGTAGTTATCTCTTGCATAACTGGCGACCCGATAACCCGACCTTTTGCTGCGCTCTTTGTACATCCAGCCTAACTCAACCAAAAACGCGTTGATTTGTTGGACGTTAATACCATTGAGCATGCGACCAAACTGCGGCGCGGTCAATCCACCTTTAAATAGATTTTCCAGTCCCTCAATTTTTTGCGCTTGTTGTTGGTTTTCAACTCTCAGCACATCACGCTCTCTTGCCGCTTCTAACGCAATCTCCAATATCTCGGTTGTGGTCAGTTCTGGGCGCTGTGCTTGTTTGGAATCTAAAAAGGCTTGATTCACCGTCAATTGAAAGCGTGGGCTTATCCAACCGGCATAGGAAATGGCGAGCAGTTCGTGGGCATAGGTACCAGGGTGAATGCCCCCTTTTACACAGTTGACCGAGGCTAACCCCAAATTCGGGGTTAGGTCCAATTCGGTCACCAAAGCTTGGGTCGACGCGTTGTCTAACCACTTGTTGGGCGCCTTACTTTTTCCAAGCGCACTGGCTTTGTGCAAATCATTTAAGTTATAACGGCCCATCTCATCGACACGTATTTCGATACCCGCAATGACAGGGATCGGATCTGGTGTTAAGATTAAACCATGTTCATTTCTCATATTCCCCTCCACGGAATAGTGAATTGGACTGAAACCTCAGTGTTCACGCACTGGGGTTTTGTCATTTCTACACCGTTGATCATCCACCCTGTTTTTCATGCTCCATTTTGGCTTGTTGATCACGATGTTTTCCCTTCAAAATGACCTCCTTCAACCAGTGATAGCCAGTTGCTACCATTGGAAGAATAGTAGTATATGGCTATTATTGTCAAAGACTGTCCTATGGAATTTTATATGACTCAACGTCCTCCACAAATTAACGTGCGAATGCCAGAAGATCTTAAGAAAAACCTTCACTTAGCAGCAAAAGAACACAACATCTCCGTCAACGCCGAGATAGTCAGTCGCCTCAGTTCATCATTTATAAAAGAGACGCCGATACCCGTCAAACTCCCCAACGCCAATGAAGCAAAACAGAAGACCATTGCAAGCAGAGCTTTCCTTCATTTGAACCTAATGAACCGGATCAGCAATGAAGTTCACCGCCGCTCGGCGCTGGGTCTTTTTAACGCTTATATTTGTCTCAGAGAGTTTGAGCTGGCCTCCGATGCTGAGCCTGTTATTGAGACGGTCATCAAACCCGTCATCTCATCTTTGGTGGATTGTGGGTATACACTCCCCTGCGACTGGAGTATTGAAGGTTTCACGATAGCCTGGGAATAAATGCGGTCACGCGAATATTGCCGGGTGATAAGGGGCGTGTGGACAGTCGCCACTAATAACAATGTTAACAATGTGGACTTACTCTCTATCTTAACGGATCCCCGCCGTCCCCATCAGATCCACACCACCCACGATAGTCTTGCCCGTTTCAACGTTAATATCGTGAATGACGGTACCCGTATCGGTGAGCTTGTAGGCTTTACACGTTCCCTCAATGGTGACGGTGGGCTTTTCTCCCATCTTCACCGCCTCTTTTTTGATGTTGGTAATAAGCCCATACATCGAATACACCTCATGGTATTTCGACTGATCGGTGCCTTTGCCTTTTTCCGTCACGTTCACTTGGGCGTTATCCATAAAGAAGCGGCCCAGCGCGTTTTGGATTTTTTGGTGATCCCCCCGCACTTTCAGGGTCCATTTCAGCGGCTCAAAGCCCACCACATCTTCCGATTGCACAAACGAGCCCTCGTTTGAGACGGTCTTGGTTTTGATATCAACCGGAGTGAATTCGACGATTTCGTTCATCAGCGGCACAGACTCTACCTGCGCCGAAATCCGCATGCGAATACGATCAGCCATTGATGACCTCCTCTAACCATGCCTCAATCAGGCCATTATCCACACTCATTTCATACACCATGTGTTCATTTGGGCTGTAGCGGCCATAGTTAACACACAAGTACCAACGCCCAGAGGTGTAATTTTCTAGGTTATTTTTACTCGGGTGCAGGAAGGCGTTAAAGATTGGGATCACGCCCTGCGCCACCAAGTTTTGCCCCCAGTTTGTTAAGCGATCAACCACTTGCTCCATAAACGCTTCGGTCAATGGTTGTCCCAGCAGCGGTTGGCTGGTTTCTTCGAGCTTACGCGCCATTAAATCTTCCAAGCCGACATGAGCAATAAAACGTCCGGTATTGGTCCGATTGCCAATGATAGACATGCCGCCCATTCGTGTACGGGCGATGGTCACCACGCCATGCTTATTTAAGAAATTGGCTTGGGTGGTTTTATCGTTGATTTTGTACGACACAGGCCGCGCCGCTTCGTCACACAAAACCCCTTGATTTTGTGGACTCTCCCAACCTTCAACCGAGGCCATCGCGGCCACCAAAGCAATGGAAGCTGGCATCAGTGATTGCACGCCGTCATAGGTTTTCAAAAACCACGGGTCGATGATTGACAACTTATCTTGCCCGGTCCCCTCCGAGCCAAATTGAGCGGCAAACTCGGCCGCGTCCTTATCATTGGTGTTCGGACCATCCAGAACTGGTCGGCAGCGCACATCGCGCCCGATAAGCGCCAGCTTTTGCCCCACGGCGAGGGAATGAAACCCTGGCGCGGCGATGATGGTGGGCGTTTCTGCGCACGCTTTCACGGTTTCAAGGCCGGTGATTGCGCCGGTAGAAGGATTAACGCCACCGATGATATGGGCTTCGGTCACGGTAGGATCGGTATCGGCTTCGACAATCGTAACGTAAACAATACACTGAACGAATTCGAGTAAGTAGCGCACCACGTTTGGTAACGTGCCTTGCCGGGTCCCAACACTATCGAGCGATACCATCGCATGAGTGAAATTCCATACACGCGTGGGCTCGTTATAATTCAAACTTGGACTCTTATTGGGCGCGGTCCCAATTAAGTGCACCACCTGCAAGGCAAGTGGCCCCATGCTGGGTTGAGGCTCAATGGTATTGACTTCTACCCCATTGAGTTCAAAATCTTGGATTGGTGTGAGCATTACTTGCCCTCTTTTTGCGTGGGTTTAGACGATACCTTGGCGTCCATCGCGGCCCCTAATTTCCCGTTTTGGATCAGGAAGGCCGTTTGTTGAGGCAAAAGGTGGATCGTTTTTTCACTGGGCGATACCCAACGACCTTGCAATCGAAACGCTTGGAGGATCGGGTATTCCAGTGGGGTGAGTGTGGATTTCTGCACAGAGACGCTCCAATAAAAAAGCCCTTCACGCGGTGGCAAAGGGCTTGGGTTAAAGAGAAAAACGCATTCGGCGCCGTTTATAGGGTGGGCCTTGGTGGCCAAATGACCTCATTGGGATTAGAAAACTGTTGGGGTAAATCACGAAGCGCTTGGCGGTAAGTGGCAAACTCACGCTGCTTGTCTTCGGTCATCGGCGCATCCCCCACCTGAGTAAAATCGGTCTGTGACAGGGTTGAGTCACGCTCGGCTCGAATGTGTGCCCATCGCGCTTCCTGCTCAGCCGCATGGCACATCTCTACCGCTTGCTGCGCATTAAAGCCCATTTTCATCAATATTTCGGGCTCGGCAGGCACATTGTACAGTGTCTCACCATGGGCATCCGTCAACGTCTTAATTGTATAGGTCATGCTGTCCTCACTGTGCTTTTACATAACGTTTGTCTAACTCCATCGCATAAAGAAAGCGAATTTGATCGTCATAATCGGGGCCCAGAAAGGGATCGTCCTTATGATAAGCTTTCACTCGCCAATCGATTTCAAAAGCTTCATTGGAATAGGTCCCGGCCGACACCTCCCCACCTTCCCGGCTGTACCACAGCTGATGCTGGAAGCTTTTGGTGACATGGTAAGTCAGCCCGCCTCTCAGGTAGCAACCACTTCGACTTGAATGGTTAACGATTTGCCCGTCCGTATACCCAAGATACATAGGTCTAAGGCCATTAATGGGGCGAGCAATGCACTGCATGCCAAACGCAAGGCCTCGGACCGTTTTTCGGTAGGTTTGCCAAAATCGTTTGATGGTCATGTAATCGGCGTCGCCAAGAGTTGGGTGTCCGGCGCCTTCTATTTGCAGATTTAACCCCGCGACAGACAACCTTTCGCCGAACGGATCCAGCTCTTGGTCTTGCGCCCACTCTCTTGAAATGGTGAGCCGTGAGTCACCCCCTTTATTACTGGGAAATTGCCACCACACCGGATAGTAATTGTCAGTACTCAACCCGGTTAAATCAATCATCGACTGATACATACTTTGGCCATGGATGTCTTTGGCTTGTACTTGCCCCCGCCAACGCTCAAAGCTGTCCTTGGCTTCAATAAATTTTTGATCAATCTCGCCCAGTTTCTCTATCACCTCTTGGGACAAGGCTTGTGAAGCGGCCGTCTGCTCTGCCGAGGCCGTCTGTAAATCGGTGATCTTTTGCTCGATACTCATTAATCCAACTCCGCTCTGAGTCGCTCACTCAGCAACCATTGCTGGTGCGCGATTTTAATTTGTGTGGTGCCTAAAGAGATCGTGGCGATGGCCGCAGTGAGCACCTCTTCAAACATCAGTAAATTCAAATTCTCGGTCCCTACTTCGACCGTAATGCTGTCACTTGGCAGTGGAGACACATCCAAGGTGAACTTTTGTAACCAACTCGAGTTCGCTGACTTGTAGGTCAGCAAGGTATTCGGAGCGGAATACAGTGCGAGCAAGGTACCGGACGCTAAAAAGAACCCGACTTCTCGCACTTCATATTCTTGATTGCCTTTGAATACGGCGCTCATTCTCAATTGTGTTGGGCTGAGCTCCTCCCAATCGACAATCACTTCACGTTGCCGCTCGTTGTGTAACGCCTGCTGGTCGGTCGTTGGTGTATAACTGCGATCCCCCACGGCAATGGTTTTGATCGCTGCCTTGAGTCCTTGATGTTGGGCGCTGATAAGTTCCGCCAGCCCGGCATCGGTGTATTGCACGACATAACTCATGCGATGGCTCCAAATTGATGTTCGGTGGTAAAAATAAGGCGTGTGGCAGCGCCCCAGTACAGCGGCGCAACGCCAGGGGAAATATCAGGAAGCGCACACAAAAGTGCAGATTCATCGCTTACCATGACGATGGGGTGCGTCACGGCAGACAAGGTAAACCCAGAATCGACACTGAGTGCCATGATCAAATGCACCGTGTCTCGCTCTGATTTGGTGCTCTCAATGCGGCTTAACACTCGGGTGGTGGCCGCCTTATCAAGCGCTTGGCTCCGCTGCGTTGCGATGCATTCAATGTGGTACGGAGGCGCTCTTGGGGTCATTTGATGCCAAGGGATCACGTCCACATCACAATCAATTGCATCGAGGGCAATCGACAAACCGAGCCGCGTGCCCGCTTTACGGTGGATCTCAAAAGCCTTATCGACGGTTTTGCGTTGGCTCTGTGGCGTATCTTTGGGTTGCCAATCGCGCACGCCCCGCTCACCCGCCAGCAAGGCCACAAAGGGTGGCGCGGTCAATAAAGGCTGTTTGAGATTGGGATACGGGCAAGGCAGCGAGTGGAGAAGCTGCGCCCAGCCATACTCCAAGGCCTCTTCAATCAAAGACGCATTATTGGGCTGGACCGAAATAAACGCCTTATTCAGCTCGGACATGGACCACGACCTCCGTACAATACGGCGCTTCATCCCAAGCGCAGATCACATCCGTCACCGGCGCTTGCACTTTGGCTCGCTTGGCCCCTAATTCATAAAAGATGTGCGCCACCTCTTCTCGGTCAACAATGCTGCCAAGTGTCTGCGCCTGGTCGGCAAACTGCCAAGCCACAGCGACCGCTGAAGCATTATCGACTTCGTTTTTTGGATCGGCGCCAGTGAACAAGGTCACCTCAATGCGATAGGGTTTCGGTATCGCGGCTTTGACCGTCACTTCATCAGACTCTTGCGCGATATCATCGCGATTTAAATATTGGTGCGCTCTTTCCAGCAAGTCTGAATGAGGGACCCCATCGGCGGACGCACGGCTGAGCAGTGCCACGCACACTTTGCCCGTATTTGGTTCTAGCATTCTGGCCTGCGCATCTTTGATGGGATTGGGTAAGGATGTGTCAGGAAATTCATAACGCATCACCAGCGCGTCTTTTTCTGAGCGCACCGTAATGGTGGGCCGCTCTTCTAACGTCATCGCATGAAAGCGATAACCGAGCCGAGTGCCGGTGGTATGAAACTGAAAAGGCGCCAAATCGAAACGCTGCAGCAAGCTTTCATTCGATTCCATCACCGCAGGCTTGGCAGGAAAGACCGTGTCATCCCCCGCTTCAATCACTTGGCGTTTCAAGCTGTATTGCAGTGCCAGTAAATCGACCATGTCGCTATCGGTGACGTATTTACGAAACATCTGCAACGCTTGATGATTTTGCTCGCGAATTTCAGCGGTGCGTTTTAAGACAAAGGCTTGCGTTACCTGAGCCAGCAGCTCGCCTTGATTGTCAAACGCCTCACGCAGAAGAGTAGCTTTGTCTTGGTCTCGCTCGGCGCAATAAGCCAGCGCATGTTGGATGTAGTCACTGAGCAGCGTTTCAAAGTGCGGCTCACTGAACGCCTTGGGTTTGGCACTCATAATACACCCCTTAACTGCAGCGGCTCACCGCGCCAGGTCCCAGAAACCTTGACTCGAAATCCATTCAAATGTGGGGTGGCTTGGCACTGAATGCCTTGGTAATCGGTCAAGCCATTCAATGGGTTAGATAACGCTTCTAGGGTGAGGTTTTGCACGATCATCGCTTCGGTCGGGCTCTGCTGTTTGCCCAATCGCGAGACGGCGCGATTGCCCACGCCGCGACGTTTGACTCGTGAACTCACTTGTGTGGTTAATATCTTGGCAAAACGGCAGCTCAACGCAGCGGCTCCGGTGACGGTTTTGCCGGTTTGGGGATCAATACCTATCATTGCTTTTGCTCCGTTGGCTGGGTTTTCGAAGGGCCAGAGGCAATACCTGGGTGAGCGTGCTGGTTATAAATCTCACGGTCTGCTTGCATCGAGCGAGTATGGTCGGTGATGGCGCCCGTGGCTTTATAGTGCCCGTCTTGCCAAGTATCCCCATAGATTTTCATGCCGCCTGGATACCGACAAATCAGCGCACCGTCATCGAGGTTATAAAGCTCAGTCATGCCGTTGCCGTAATCGGTCATCACCTCGTTCTCGTTGATGGTGGGGCTTGGAAACTGCGTCGACGGCAATCCCATCAACGCCACCGCATTGTTTAAGTTATCCCCGCTGCCCAAGTTGATCAGCAAACATTGCTCGTTGACCGAGGGCCGCCGATACTGACTGACTCTGCCTGCGGCAAGGACAAAAAAAGGGACCCGCTTAGCCAGATTCGCCCCGGTTTGAATATCGACGGTGTTTGCCTCGGCTTTGACCACCACACCTAAGCGCAGTAGATTGGCCGAAGCACGATGGTTTTCTTCAAGCTCTTCATGCAACTCAAGCACCTTCTTCTCTAAGGCACTCACATGTTTCATCAGTTGGGTGAGCATGGGCCGCCCCTCCTTCAATGTAATGCCAGCTCTCTTCCACTGGGCCTAATCGGATCCGCTGTCTCATGGTCACGGTTCGGGCAAACACACCATTTTTCGGATCGAATTTACTCGGCAGATTGGCTACCACGGTCGCGCCGTCTAAATCACTGCAGACGCCAAAGTGCTGCATCGATAATTCCCGCTCTAAGCGTGTTGACGCGTCCAATGCTTCTAAATCAAAGTCCGGCATGGAAAGAGGCACTTCAACCAAGAACCGCAATTCAATCTCATGAAGGTTCCGGCCATCGTTGGCATATTCGTTGACCGGATCGGCCTCGCCGATGTGATAACTGACGGTGGTAGTGTCCAATTGAACCGCTTGGCGCCGATAAACAGTCTCGATGTTCAGCGCCAGGCGCTGCTCTAAGTGATGGACCACCAATAAAACCCACTCACGCGGCGAGCGAAAGAACGTGTTTGAATTCACGATGAAAAAATGCCTCAAATTTACGATTAATATCAGGTAAGTAGCTCTCGACAATCGCATCGACCTCATCATGGATCTCGATGGTGACGCTTTCGATGCGCTTGTTCGACTTACCTCGCCTTCGCCATACCAAAAGCTGATCGCTGTCCATTGGCGAGATAAACGCGCCGGCAAAAAAATGTTCCCCAACCTGAACGCCTGAGCGAGTTTGCACTGGCCTGCCAAGCCGATGCACGCCAATATCACGCACCCCAATCCACACCTTCGACACCCGCCCTTTTTTGTAGACTCGAAACCGTGAACGCAGCGCTTTGATATCGATGCTCATTTCATAGCCAAGCTCGGCCATCGATACCCCCCGCAGCCACCGAGAAGTCAGCGACGCCGCTCGAATCACGGCTTTGGGGATGGCCTTTTCAAACGCTTCATAACGATGAATGAACGTGGTATCGAGCTGCCATTCATTTCGACTAGAATTCAGACCATTCATGCTGCGCCCTCTGACTGTCTGAGACCATGACATATTCGCGCATCAGCTGACTGGTTGCGCTGGGATTGCCCGCGGCGGCATGAAAGACCAACCGATAGCGCTCGCCCTGATAGTGTAAGATACAGCCTTCCGGCAGCGTGGAGTCGGTAAGCAGCAAATGCACTTGATTGACGCCCTTTTCATGGCGCCGAAGGTAACCCACCACTTCCAATGGCTGCCCTTGTCTGGTCATCACTTCCATCGAGCGCCCAAAACAGCGTTGGATTGATTGACGAATAAGATCCCGAGCCGCTACAAACACGCTCATCGCTTAGGTCACAAACTCAGTGATGAGCCCGCCCGTTAAGAGCACACCGCCATCAATGAACACCCCAACCGGTTGAGAGATGTCTCCGGTACCCGTCGGTTGGGTCTTGGTAAACTCGCTATCGTGAAAGTACGCTGGCTCAGACTCAAAACGCACATCATCGCCTGCTCGAATGGGCCCATCAAAATGGCCTTGTAGGTAACACACCGCCGTGTCTCCCGCTTCTGCGGTAAAATTGGGCACCACGAGTAACGCCCCAAGTAAACACGGCACATCTTTTTGAAAACCACCCGCTGGAACGGGGGCGACTATCTTTTTTCCATCGCTTAAACGCATATCGTCACCATTAAAAAAGGGCAAGCCATGCTCACCCTATCTATCCAATAAACTGGTTGTTAGCCATCCCATCACTTTGTTTTGACCCCATTTGCTGCAAAGCTCGCCTTAGCAATGCCACGGCGATCCAACACCTTCGACATTAAGTCATAAGTAATGCGGAATTTGGCCCCATCACTGGTCCAGCCGTCGCCGGTTTCAAGCCACGGATCTTGCTGGCCATCTAAAAACCCCATCACCACGGTATCAAAGTCTTTGCCCGTTAACGCCAAAGCGCCATTGACCTCGGCCACACGCGCCGTTTCAATCACTTTGCTGAACTTTTTATACGCTGGGTTAAACACATCGGGTTTGCTTGCTGTATTCAATACCGCTTCAAACATAGAGGCATGATCGGGGCTCGCGATTAAAATCTCACCGCGCAAATCTAACGCATCACCTTGACCGGCTTCGCCACTAAACGGAATGGTGGTGGCCGTAGCAAACACCTTGTGCAGTGCCATGATCATGGCCGCGTAATCGCCTTGGGCTACGTCGTTAACCAGATTACCCCAGCCCTTGTCTTTACCGGCTTTAAACACATCGCCGCCATCGGCCATCTTGCCGGCGAAAATCGCGTTAAACATCAACTTGTCTGACAGACGATATCCCGATTGCATGAATTTACGCGGCACCTTGGCTACCAAACCAATCTCATCATTAATGATGGCGTGACGAGTGAACTGTATTTCTCGGCCAAAGGTTGCAAGCTGAATGCGCTCACCGCTGCCTTTTAAGATCGCCGCTTTGTACTCACCGTCTTCTGAGATTTTCATCAGATCCGGCGCGTCGTTGACCATCACCAGCTCGGTTTCACGAAAGTCCGTGAGGTTTTCCACATTGGCCAGCTCACGCCACATCGGCGCACTGGCCTGCGCTTCATCACGCATCACCGTGCGAATGCCTTCGGTGATGATGTCGCCAAAATCCCCGGTGTTAAAGGCCCGGTTGACCAATTCATTTTTGGTGATGGCACTGCGGGCATTCACATCAAGGCAAGCCCGCGCCATATTGAGCAGCGATTCATGACCAAACGCGTTGTCTTTTTCCAGCTCCGCCACCCCACATCGTGCGTTTAAAGCATTTTGCAGTTCCTCTTTCACATGGTGACCATTGCCCACTCTCATGTGGATGGCGGTTAAATTAGCCTCCGGTTCGGGCTGCCCTGTCGCCGATTGATGGCCAATACTGGCTAAAATCTTGGTCGAGGCTTGCGCCACTGAGCACGTTAAATCGGTGAGCATCGCATTGGTGAGGGCCTCACTGACATGATGTTGCGCGCACAGCGCACGAATATCGGCTTGGCGCTGGTTTTCATGTTTCACCGCCTTGTGTATGTCTTCATTTGGGCTTGGCATGTCGCTTTCCTGCTTGGGTGGGTTGAGTTGAGTTGCAAGTGGCTGAGCAGAGGCGGCCAAGGGTTCGGTTTCTTTGCTTTGCCGTGTGAGCGAGTGAATAAGTGCGCTGGGCGGTTGTTTGAAATGCTTAAAGTCGGATTCATCGAAGTCTTGTAGAGAGTTACTCAAATCGACTGCCTCCACCACTTCATCAACCAGTCCCCACTCTTTGGCGGCCTTCGCGGTGAACCAAGTTTCGTTCTCCATCGCCGTCAGTACCGCGTCGAGCGGTTGGCCGGACTTTTGCGCGTACGCTTTCGAAATGGTTTGGGTGGCCGCTTGCAACTGCTGCAGTGCGGAGTTGATTTCTTTCTCACCGCCCCAGGCCCCAATCGAGGGGTTATGGATCATCAACATGGCGTTTTCAGGCATACGAATCGCATCACAGGCGAGCAAAACATAAGTGGCGATACTGGCGGCCATCCCATCGACGATGCCGATCACTTTTCCTTTGTGGGCCTGTAAGGCGTTGTACATGGCTAAGCCTTGGTAGACACTGCCACCGCCACTTAACATGCGTAATTCGACCTCTTTTCCATCGGCCGCTTGCAGTGCCGTGATGATTTCTGTCGCATCAATATCCCAAGCGCTGATGTCGCCATGCACCCAGATCTTAATCACCTCGGCTTCATTGTTGAGCGTGTACCAACGCTTATTTGGCTTTGGCATGGTTGGCCTCTTCTTGTTGGTTGTGTTGTGGGTTGTTGTTCTTTATCGCATGAGCAGGATCGGAGGTGCTCACGATGTCCATATCATTCATTTGTTGTCGCTCCGATTGGATTTCACGGCGCGTCGATAAGGGGTTGATGTTGCGTTCACGCTGGGCATGGCTTAACGAATGCAGCCCCAAGCGCGTACCTTTTTCCACGCCGACCATCTCTTTGCTGGGATCAATCCAAGGCATCACCGGCGCTTGATAAATCGCATTCAAAATGGTCGTACGGTCGACGTCTTTAGGCAAGGTTACCTCACCGGCGAGCATCGCCATTTTAAGGGCATGCCGATACTGGGGGCGCGTCCAACCTAAAACGAATTTGCGCTGCAGGACTCGGTAACGACTGAACGAATCGATTAACTCTTGCCGCTGCGCAGAATAACTGCCGTTGCTGTAATCTCGGGTTACGCTGGAGTTATTCACCCCGGCGCCTCCACTGGCCAATCGCAGCTGGGCATTACGAAAAGGACTGCTCATGGTCTCTTTGCGGTTGTTCTCCACCACGCCGGCTTCTTCACCGGGGGCCAGTTCAAACGAATTTCCCATCCCTAAGAACAAATCCCCGCCACGATCAAACGCGTCGGTGGTGTTGGAATGCAAAGACGGATCGCGTTTGATGTAATAGGCAAAGCGGCTGGCGATTTGGGCGCTGATACGCTCCGACTGATCGTAATCTTCAAGGTCATCGACCAAATCCAATACCGAGTGCAACAGCGAAATGCCCCGGTTTTGATGAAAGCGGCGAGTAAACTTCAAATGGCAAACAAACTGCGCATCGACCTCTGCAAACTCAAAGCCCCTTGCATCTTTTTGGATCAAATAGCTGATGGCTTGCCCCAGCTTATTGCGCTTGATGCCTTCAAACATGCCCCCGTCGGCCTCAGTGATGTGCGCCGGAATGAAATCGGGCTCAAAGGGCTGCACGGCAAAGGGCGTGTCGGTCGGATAAGTTAAATCCTTATGTTTGCCCATGAACATGCGACAAAACACCTCGCCATCACGAAACCAGGTTCGCCCCGCTAACCACTCGGTTTCTGCTCTCGACAGCTCGGCATCGATGTTCTGCTTTAACGAAAAGTTCTCCCACCAAGTCATGATCGCCTGAGCGCAGACCACATGCACTTCCCCTTTATGATTGAGCGGTTGAGGCTCGACCATAATGCCATTGGGACCAATCACGTTGGCGCAAAGCTCATCTAAAATGGCCGTCACAAATGGGTTGTTCTCATCCATGTGCCGGGCACGCTGATAGACGGCTTTGGCGCCTTTGTTTAGGGCGTTGGCATCGCCTTTCGATTGTTTGTTGGTCTTTTTAGTGTGGGGATTACGAGAAAGTGCGGCATTGTATTTATTTAACAGTCGCCGGTCGTGGGCGCGCTCTAGGCCTTTTCGCGGATTGAAGACGGCGATAAGCTTGTCAATCCAGTTTGGGCTACTCAAGATAGTTTCTCCGTATCATGGCAAGCCGCCCTCCTTGCGCCTGCAGCGAGATAATGCGCTGTAAACGTTCTATTTCTCTGCGCACCGTGCTTAAACTGGCCAAGGTCAACTCTTCCCCTTCTGCCGTTTTTACAGACTGTTGCTGTAAGATTTTTTGCTCAGCGTCTAGGTACCACTGCAATCTGTCTTGATGGCTGGGTATGGCGACATTCATCCGAAAATCCCTCTTGAGTGGTTGTATCGTTGCTTAGGCTTGCGCTCGAACACCGGCGGTAAGTCTGCATCAATGACGTTTGGGTTTATCTGCCATTCACACGCCCAAGGGGGTGGGTTTTCCCAATCGATATCATCACCACCGAGAAAGTGCATCCCCGCC